AGGTGGCGAATACCAAATAAAAGCAGAACTTTCTGTAATTGGTGTTGCATCTACTTTCGAAAGCGAACTTTATAAATTAATGGGATATTCTGATATATCAGCAGATGGTACTGTAAGAATTGAGAGCGTTCAAAATGGAAATATAATGAGTTCTATTTTCGATTTTACAGGCTTAGAATGGTATCAATCAGTAAGGGTAAGAGGTAGATTTTTTGAAGAAGGCGAAGATTTTGAAAAGATAATTTATAAGACTCAGGAACATAAACAAAAACAAGTTCAGGATAAGATAATTGAAAACTGGACTTTAGAAGCTGATTTAATACCAAGATCAATTTCAGAGTTTTTAACAAAGAATGCAATATTAAGCAACTCTTTTAATGTAACTGACTACAATCTGATGAATGAGCAAATATTGAGAAAAATTGAGGTTTCTCCAGAGTCGATAGAAAAAACTAGAATACAAGATAACAGAACTTCAAATTATATAATTAAATTCACAAGTAGAAACGACAACATAATAAAGAGAAATTTTTAAAAGATGGGAAAACAAATTAATCAGTACACGAAAACAAGAACAGCGGCAACTATACAGGGTGATGACCTTTTAGGTCCCGATTCAACAGAAGATACTGGAACAACTTTCGAGTCTGCAAAGATGAAAGTTTCAGAACTATTGGCGTACATAAATGCTAATGTAAATAATTTATATAATGCAGATGGTTCTTTAACGGGTTCCAGAAATGTGACTTTAGATAATCATACCCTTTCATTTATTCAAGGAAAAATAAGGTTCAAATCTACGGGGGGAGATATTCCGTTTAGTTTAGATAATAGCTCTGGAGTTGAAAGGGTGAAATTAGAATATGGAACCACTTTAGATTCTGGATCATTAACATTAAGCAATACGGCAGGCGACTTTTTTAGTGCTAGTGATGGGTTTGTATCTGTTAATGGTGCTACACAAGGATTTACAGAAAAACTAGGTGTTTTAGGATTAGTAAGGTTTTCATCTGGTTTAGGATTATTCAACGCTGAACCAAAATCAACTACCGCATTAAATGTGCCAAATAATAAAACTGTTGTTAGTTTTAATAATTCGGCATCTTATTACCAATTGTCTAATGAAGTTTGTGTAAGGGCTGTAAATACAGATGTAATTAACTTTTTAGGAATAGTTAATGGTACTTCTTTAGGTGCCTTCTCATTAGCAACATTAAACGGTGGAATAAACAATGAGTTGAATTTAACTTCTTATATTGCTAGTACAAATACTACTATAAGAAATACAATTTACAAAAGTATTTCTTCTTATTATGACGGTTCTAACAACAATGAAAAAGAAGCTAGTTATGCTCATAACATAACTAATGCTACTACTGGAGAAAGTCAACTCGACTTCTCAATCGCTGGAACGGGTATATTAACACTAAAAGATACGGGAGTTTTAAACGCTTCAAACCTACCTACTTCATCAGCTGGATTAGTTACTGGTGATCTATGGAATAACTCAGGAGTTATAAATATAATTTAATACCTTTACAAAATGATACAAATAAACAAACAATTGCAAAGACCAGATAAAGGAATGGTAAGTTCTGGTAGTATAATCTATTATACAGCACAATTCATAGAAGAAAAAAATACTATTAGATTTAATTTAACTCATTGGTTTAGTTTAAGTGCAAAAGAAACATCTAATACCGATGGATGGTTGCCAATTCCAAAAGTTAAAGACTTTAGTTATATTCAATTAAAAGAATGCACGGATGAACAATGGAAATTATTGGATGATGCTGGAAGTGCTGCATTGGTTAAAGATTGGTTAAAAGAAATAATTGAATCTCAAATAGGATTAGGAAATACTGAAATAATTTAATTATGACTAAAGAACAAAAAGAAATTTTAAAAGTAGCCGCTGATTTGTTGGTTCAAACTGTTAGTCAGCAAGTAAACTCTAATCCAGAAAACAAAGATCAAGGGCGGGAATATTTAAAAATGGTTATTACAGCAAGTGAAGAACTAGATTTAATTGAAGTAAAAGAGTAATTAAATGAACAAATTAAGTAAAAGAAGTAGGTTAAGAATAGACGGCATTGAAGATGTTTTAATTCAGATTATTGAACGTGCTATACCAACCAGCCCTTATGATTTTGGAATACCTAAAATGGGCGGTAAACGAACAGATCAAGATCAGATTGAGATGTACGCACAAGGGAGAACAAAGCCCGGTAGAAAGGTTACTTGGACACTAAACAGCTATCATAAAAGCGGTAAAGCATTTGATATTTACGCTTATGTTAATGGCGGTGCATCTTGGAACATGAAATACATGGAACCAATTGCAAGACATTTACAAAAAGTTGCAAAGGAGCAGTTTGGAATTGATCTCGAATGGGGTTTTGACTTATGGGGTAAAGATGGTGCGCATTTTCAAATAAAATAATTATGGGAAGTTATAAAGATAATAACGGGACAACAAAAATAGGGGATTTCTTAAGAGGCGCAGCGCCTCACATATTAGATATTGTTGGAGATGTTTTACCATCAAACGGTGCTTTGGGAATTGTAAAGAACTTAATCCAAAAAGATGATAAGTTAACTGCGCATGAAAAAGTAGAGGCTTTCATGCTATTAGAATTAGATTTAGACAACGTTAAAGATGCTAGGTCTATGCAAAAGGCTGCATTAAACCAAGAAGATAAGTTTTCTAAAAGATTTTTATATTATTTATCTACATTTTGGAGCTTGGTAGCTGCTTCATATTTCTTTTTAGCTACTTTTTCTAGTGTTGTAAATGATAAGATAGCCGATATTATTTTAGGTTTTCTTTTAGGTAGTGTTGTTGGAGTTATGATGAATTTCTTTTACGGGGATAGCCATAAAACAAAATAGATTTATTGTATTTTAAATTTAATTAAAAGCCTCTTATTAATTTAAGGGGTTTTTTTATTTCATTTTATTTAATAGTATTACTAAAAGTAATACTATTTATGTGTATATTTGTAAGGTAATCAAAACGTAAAAAGATGGAATTATTAGGAATAGAAAATTTAGATTTAGAAAACCACTTTATTGAAGTATTATTTGATGGATTATTTACAGAGGGTTTTTATGTAACTACAGAATATGATTATGATAAGGATCAAGTAGAACATAAAGACGAAGAAACTAATTGCATAGATTATTATGCAGCTTGTAATATTACATTTTGGGATTTTAAAATATTCAATGTAGAAAATGAATTAATAACTATTAATGATAGAGAGTTAAAAAAGATTAAAGAGTTAGTTGAATTTAAGCTAATTGATTTATTAAGTGATGAATTAAATAACAATTAAGATATGGAAGCAAAAGAATTAAGGATAAATAATTTAGTGTATTGGAATGGAAGACTTGAAACAATAGATTTAAACTCATTTGGTACTCAGTGGAATAATTCAGATGGTAGACTTCTATTTGAAGAATACAAACCAATCCCACTTACAGAAGAATGGATGCATAGATTAGAGGGGAGCGAATATTCAACTATTTATTTATACAAAGGTGGTGATAAATGGTTCGTTTCAATATTAAGCGAAATTATATGCTGCGGCTCTTATATACGTTCAAAAGAAATAAAGTATGTACACGAATGGCAAAACGCTTATAAGTTTTGGGAAGGTGAAGAATTAACAATTAAAAAATAATAGATATGAATTTAGAAGATTTAAAAAAAGAAATACCTTTTAAATGGAGGGTACAAAGTGCAAACCAATACGGAGCAAGTTGTGTTGCTTATATTGATGCAAGAGATGTTCAAGATTTACTAGATGAGGTTTGTGGTGCTGCTAATTGGCAATGTAAATATTCAGAACACAAAGGAAGTTTATTTTGTTCTATTGGTGTTGATATGGGTAAAGGTTGGGTTTGGAAGTCTGATTGTGGAACTGAATCAAATGTTGAAAAGCAAAAAGGAGAAGCCTCAGATGCTTTTAAACGTGCTGCGGTTATGTGGGGAGTAGGTAGGTTTTTGTATTCTAAAACTATTGTAAAGTTACCAGTAAAAGAAAAAGGAAAAGATTATAAAGGTAATCCAAAATATATTCCATTTTCAGAAAAGACTGGAAAATTTGTTTATGGAGATAATATAATAAAATGGTGTAATCAATTAAGTAAATAGATATGATAACAGAAGATTATAAACAGTTTCAGCAATCATTAAGTAATGGAGAAGAATACACTACTTTAATAATGAAAATGCAAACCTATAACGGACTAGACTTTGAAAATGAAGAGCTAATATACCAAAGTGCAATTAGGCAACATAATGATAGTTTTAAAGATGATGAAACGCATAATTCTATTAAGAAAAAAATAAGCAAAGCAAAAGCAGAATTAAGAAATTACGAATTTGATAAAAATCATAACAAATGAAAAATAAATTTAAAAAAGTAGATGCAAAAGGTAATAGACTACCTGAGCAAATAGGTAAAGGAATAAACAAAGAACATTTAAAAAAGGTAATGAAAGAAACAACTATAAAAGATGATATGATTTCTTTTAAAATAGAGCGTGAAATTCATGATAAGTTAATAAGGGCGGCTAATAAAATGAATGTAACAAAGTCTTTTATTTTACAGGAGCTTATTAAGGAATTTGTAGAGGTATGAAAAACAAAAAAGAGGAATTAATATTTATTATAGGTATTTTAATACTTATTTTTTTATGGATAATAAAATAAAAATTTAATTATGAATTTATTACGACAAGTAACATTTGACCGAGCAAATAGAAAAAAGGATAAAAGCGTTTCAATGACTTTTATAACTCAATTAGAACAAACTACAGATGATTTTATGCAGATAGATCAGATCCTAAATGATTCGGGTGTTCTTTATTTTAAATCTAATGGAAATTTAAGCAAAGAAGAAATTAAATCTTTAGATAGTTCTGAGATAGAAGTTGAAGGAAAGACAAAAAGCCAAAGATTAAGAAATGTTTTAATAGTTTACGCAAAACAGAATAATTTAGAGTTAAGTAATTTCTATGCTACCGAGATGGAAAAGATAATAGAACACTATAAAAATAAATTAATTTAACTTTTATTAGTTTGGTATTACTTTTTGTATTACTTTTACTTTAAGTTTAACAATTAAAAACACATACATGGATCCAGCAATAGAAATATTAATTACAGAAATATGTTTGCAGAATGAAAGAATTGCAGACTTAGAAAATACATTAGAGCAGTTAAAGAGTCAATTGCTAGATACTCATTCAGAGGATAGTGTAATAATAAAAATTATTAATAACGGATTAAATAAATAAATTATGGAATGGAATATATTAATAGGTTTATTTAGGGCTACTTGTGAGCAACAAACAATGTTAACGGGTAGAACTAAGCATCAATCTAAAATGATTTTTAATAGGTGGGTTAAAGAAGGAGAAAAACTTTTAAAGCTTATTGAAAATGAATCAAATGATGAAATGTTAGAAGAAATAACAGAAACAATTGAAAATTCATTACATAAATTAAGAAAAATATAAATATGGAATATAGAAAATTTTTAGAAACTAAAAAAAAGCAGCATATTTCAA